GAGCCCTTGTCTTCGCGGTATGTGTACCGCAGCCGCCCATTCTCCAGACGGTCAACCTTCATTCGCGAGGGGTGCAGCGGCAGCAGTTGCTGCGTCGCCCCAGCCCCGCGAATCTCGCAGAAAGCACTTCCATGCAGCAGCAGATGGAGCATCAGCATTTCACGCAGCTCGTAACTCGTCTGCCACCCGTTCGGGGTCGTGTGCAGCACCCGGTAGAGCGGCACATCACGAGCGAGCTCCTTGCCGCCGCCCGCGAGCCGGCGGTAGAGATGCAGCGGCAATCCAGCCACCGATGCCGAGAGCACCCGGACGCAGGCGAGCACGACCGTCGCCCGCAGGGCACTCTCGGCGTCAATTCGCACGCCTGAAGGGTTGCGGCTACTCGATGCCCAGCCACCAGACTCGTAGTCCCAGTTGCGGGCGTCGCCTTCGGGAAGCCAGAGAATACGGTTGTTTTGCGCGATCATAGGATGAGGATGGAGGGCTCGACGGCCGCCCCCTTCACTTCTTGCGACGCGTGAACGCCGAGAGCCATGACTAGGGCGACAATGCCGTCTATGCGTTCGTTGCTCTTCGCCTTACTGGGCTTGATGTTGCCGTTGTGGTCTTTCTGAATCGCCACGTTCCCGGCCTGCCACGCGAGCACCGGATGCCCGCCGTGCAGCAACTTCTCCGAGACCACGAGCGATTCGAGAACGAGACTCGGCCCTGACATTGAGCCGTAGCCCTGTCCGTAGCCTAGAACCTGAAGCCCGTCACCTTGCAGTTGGTTCGCCAGCTGCGTCGCGTTCCAGCGGTCAATGGCGACCTGTCGGATGTTGTATTTCTTGGCGAGCTCGTTGATGTCTGACCGCACTTGGTCGAAGTCGGTCACGTTCCCAGGCGTCAGGTGGAGATGCCCCTGGCGAGCCCAAACGTCATAGGAAACCTTGTCCCGCCGCACCCGCTCCCGCATGTTCTCTTCGGGAATCCAGAAGTGCGGCTCGACCCAATACTTCCCGCCCTCGAGCGGAAACAGCATGACGAACGCGGTCGTGTCGAACGTGGTCGCCAGGTCGAGGCCAGCCCAGCACTCTGACCCGGCGAGCGATACCGGGCAGGGCTGGCCGCCACGAGCCCACGAGTCCATGCGAAGCCACCGCGTATCCTGCTCAGTCCACTGGTTCAGGTGCAGCTGCCGAAACGTGTTTTCGTAGCTCGGCATCTCGACCGCTCGAGCACACTCGCTGCGAAGGTAGTCGAGCTTGACGCTCACCCCGAGGTTTGGGTTTGCCTTCCGCCAGGTTGCTTCTTCCTTCCAATCGTCGTCGCCGGCTGCGGCATAGATTGCAGGCAGAAACGACTCGTCTTTGATGGCACCGCTGGCGACCGCCTCCGCGTACTTCCAGATTTCCCAACAGATACTGCGGCGGTCATAGCCCGCGGTCGTGATGTAGACGAGCATCGGCTGACGCCGGGCACCCATCGAAGTCTGCATCACATCGACGAGTTCCCGGTCGGGCTGGGCGTGCAACTCATCGAAGATGACCCCGTGTGCGTTCAGCCCGTGCTTCGTGAACGCCTCTGCGGACAGGGCTTTGTAGAACGAATGAGTGTCCTCGCGAACGATGGAATTGCGGAACACCCGGAGCTTCGTGCGGAGTTTCGGTGACTGCTCGACGCATACCTTCGCCATCTCAAACACGAGCCGAGCCTGGTCGCGGTCTGCAGCACACGAGTAGATTTCCGCACCCGGCTCGCCATCGAAAAGCAACTTGAGAGCGATGCCCGCACACATTGTGCTCTTCCCGTTCTTGCGGGGAATCGCAAGTAGCGAGGTGCGATACTTTCGCAGCCCGTCTTTTCGCAGCGTGCCGAACAGCGTCCGCACGTACCGCTGCTGCCACGGCTCGAGCACGAAAGGCTGGCCGCCGAGCTCACCCTTAGCGTGCGTGAGATTCTCCTCAAAGAACCGCACCGCCATGTCGCCCTTCTCATTCCTCGGCCCGAGGTCAGGCGAACATCTTCGCGTCGTCCTCGTCTTCTGGGGTCGCTTGGTCAACGGAGGAAACCCTCGCCAGGGCGGATGCGGTGAGCCCGAACTCTGCCGCGAACTTGAGCATCTGATTGCGAGCATCTCGCTTGCGCAGCCACGCCGGGTGATTACTCACCCTACCCTTGTCGTCCATGATTGTCGTGCCGTTCGCCTTCAGTTCAGCGTCAGCCTCAACCATATCGGCGAACGAATCGCAGTAGGCGGCGAGCGTCTGTTGATGCCGCAGGCTCATCACCCTGCTGGCTTCGAGCATCGGCACGATCCGCTCC